AAAAATATTAAGTAGGGATATTTTACTAGTGTCGTTATGGATAAAAAATAATTGCATTATATTTTAAAAAGATATCACAATATGAAAATGACACTTCATAAATAAATGTTGTTTAAATTTACTCTCATGATAAATATTGGCCCCACGTTGAATTAAAAATTTGATAATTTCCAATGAATTTTGGTGAAGAGTTCTGGCTGCCAACATGAGTGGTGTCATTTTTTTATTATTGAGATGATTTATATTGGCCCCACGAGCCAATAGTAAGTCCATTATTTTGAAAACGACATTAGATGATTGGTACTTGATCAAATAGAACAGCGCCGTATTTCCTTTGTCATTGGTTTGGTCGACATTTTTTGTTACACTTATTAAAAATTTTACCAATTTGCTACTGCATAAGGTATTACGATTTACCATGGCCACAATTAATGGATGTAATCCATTAAAGTTACACCAATTTATTTCTTCTGGTGTTCGGATAAATATTTTTTAATAATATTTTCCTTGTCGGGAAGATTTGTAACCATTAAGTACATTAGTTTTGTCAAATATTGTGATTTTTTTCCATATGCCCATGAATATTTTTGCAAAACATAATATTTTCCCAGAGCACTATTCAAGTTTTTTGTCACAATATTATCCATGATATTATTCATAATAGTGTCCAAATTGTTGTCCATTTATTATGCAAATATGAAGATTTAACCCAAAAAATTATTCAAATGTCGGAATCTAATTCAAATATGTTGTTGATTATTTATTGAGCTTCTTGATGTTTATCAAACAGTTGGAGAATCAATTTTTTAAAAAAAAAGCAAATTTACTTGGTCAGCCAATGGAAATGTTATGATGATGAAACATAAACAAAAAATTGATTTTTTATCTGATAGTGAGACTTAATTAGCTGCTAAATAATTAATACTTGGCGAAATCGTAAAATTTAAGATATTCTAAGGCTAAGACAAAGTAGCAAATTCCAATTCATCATGTCAAGTTATCAAAGTGTTCTAACTGAATTAGATTTATTTTTTGGAAAGAATACCGACGACCAAAATACGCCACTCACATTATTTTATCAGTACGCGGACATTGATATCGATAATGATGTGGATTTTTATTTGGTTTACCAATCAGGCAACAACGAAGATTATTACCATCATATTGCCCAACTATACACAATTCTGGATTCACATTTTAACAATGTATATTTTTGTGCCGAGCCGGATGATCAATCAGTTTTGAATCATTTTTTTCCCAATGCCAAAATATTATCATCCACAGACATGCATTCAAAATATTTGGAGGATAATCGGGCGATTAAAATTTTTATTATTTTTGGTCGGACCCAATTTTCGGCCAAACCCATAATATCAGGAGATGTACGATATATTGTGTTGGACGATTATGATATGAATCGGATTCATTTTATGACAAAAAAACGTATTTCCAAAAAAAAGCGAAAATTAACATATTTAAATGATGACAGTCTCTTATTATTGCCCAAAGATGCCAGCATTAGAGATAAATATGGATTGCGCGTACCATCTGTAATATCCACAACAGGACTTTGGAAGAATGTTCATGGTGTTCCTACCATGGGTGTTTTTGTGGCTGGACATAGATTGAATAAAATTAAAGATTTCAAACAAAAGCATATCAAAAAATTTATCGGCAAACAAACTTATTATGTGGCTAATTTTATGAATGTTGATTTTTCCGAACCGAATATTAATTCATTTGATTTTTTTCTGAGTGTGATCACAACCTTGACAATGCCAGGAATTGTGGTCAAAATTATAGCTATCGACCCACAAGAATATTTGAATCAATATTTGGATAACGTATATGTTGAAGATATCAAAATAGTTAATTATTATGGTGATTATTTAATTTATCATTGGCAGGCCAAAATACAAATATTGGCCATCAAAGACACCAGTGAAGTCATAAGCCTGACTGCTTTCAGTGGAGATTATGTTTTTGTATCATCGGCACGAGCCATGATAGATGTCATTTCATTGGAACAGAACGGTGTTACCAAACTTATATTTTTTCAGAAACAAACAAAATGGAACAAATTTATTTCCCAATATTTGCGATTGGCCAAGTATGTTTGCCCAAATTACAAAGAATTATGGGGATTATTTGGACTAATTTTTTCGGCCAATGAATCAGATTATGTGACAGATACAGCTAATTTCATACTCGAAAAAGGTATCATCATTTTGGAACAAATGTCATCATTTAATAGATATGTCATTGAATATCACAACATTGAAAATAATTTGATTTCCATGTGTTTGCGAGCCATATTTGAAAATACTGAGACCAAAACAAGATCCAAGGAAATGTTATCACTTTATTTAGCCCAGGGTGATTTTGAATCGGAGTATAAAAAATTTGTGAAGCGAATTGCCTTGGAAAAATTCAGTCGGAAAAGAATCGTTACTGACACGAATAATGATCCCAACCAAATACATCGAAGTAGCAGTGCTTGAAAAATTGATGTTTTATTGATATTATTGAATCATTAAAAACGACCCAATAATATTAATAAAACTAAACCGATCCATGTAAAAACTATAATTGTTATCCAATCTTGTTCAAGATTTTGATTTCACTCGACTTAAAAGATGTTGTGAATTTGGCTTCATTTGACCGTGGATCCTACGCTCATGGATTCCAACATATGAGTATATAATTGGTCAGCCATTTTTTCGTAGGAAAAGAAACTGGCCATGTTTTTGGCCTTTGTAATATTGATGTGTTTGATAATTTCATCCCAATTAATGGCATTCACATTCGGAATGGTATAATGATACAATTTTTTGATAATTTCTTTTTTAATATAACCGTTGGGTTGCACAATCATAGCCCCCGCACAGCCACACTCAATAGCAGACAATCCCAGAGCTTCCGGATGCGTTACAACATATATATGGGCCTCATTATAATACTGATAAATTTCCCGAAAATCCATACAAGTACTTTGTTTGAATTTGTCAATTTGATATTCATCCGTGACCACATGTACTTTGCCTTGGCCAATGTGTTTGATGACAATTTTGTTGTTGATTTTTTGGTAAGCTAGTAAAGAATCCAGTATGATTTTGGTATGATCTCTTTGGAAGAGAGAAGATTTTTCATTGCCATAGTATTGGTGATCAACTAAAATGTTAATGGTTTCGGTGGGTTTGTTGGCAAATAATAAATCTTTGTCCCCGCCCCAAAAAACTCGCATTGATCTAGTTTTCCTTTTGCCCATCATAAATAATAGTAGATCCTCTTTACCTTGTAACTTATTACTGCCACATAATGTAATTAATTCATGTTTTATTTTTGGACGCAATATTTCATAAATGGGAGTTTTCATAATTAAAAATCCTCGATTAATAGCGGCTATGCAAAAATCATACTCATCCAATGCTTTTGCCTGGTCTAAAGTCATATGGAAATCACTAACGGTAATTTCCACACCCCTTTTGATTCCAAGCCATTTTCTAAAGTAATAACCATAAATAGTACTTTGACTGTTAATTTGTCCACCATTATTTATGGCATTGGCATTGACACACAATATTAATATTTTCATTCTATAATTTCATGATAAAAAATTGGATTTGGATCATCCGAAATTATTTATTTCTAATATAAAAAAATTGATTTTTAAATGGATTAGTGTGTCTATTTTTAGTGACCCATAATATTCAATTCTTGATTTGCAATTTCCATAAAAATCTTATCCAATTACTAGTTTTGATACGTCTATAAATTAATAATCTTGTCAATATGACCGGAACTATTAGTTTTTTTGGATTTGCCAGTGCTAGTATCATTGTGGTGGTAACAGGTGTTTTGACCAAGAAATTGATCCAACCCAAGATAAAATTTTATATCAACCATACCAATTCGACTGGTATTACACGTTTGGAATTTGGTCCAGAGGCCGCACCAAAATATTTATCCTGCGGATATGAAATTTATCGCATCCCCGATGGGGAAGAATATAATATGACCAAATTTATGAAGTCCGAATACGCCACCGAAAAAATTTTGATTCGCGCCATCCAAAATGATTGGATCAAAAAAGAGGACATTCCCGAAGAGAAAAGAACCGACACAGTACAACGTGTATTGTCAAGCAAAAATACTTGTTTTTATCAAATACTGTCTTCATTTTGGCCCACTTTCTCTATTGGATCAAGCAAAAGTGACAAAGCTTAAAATATATTAAAATTTATAATAAGGAGTTGAGATAAACTCTCAAAATTGCCCAACCACAATAAACTCCTAAAGTGATACAATAATGATATTGTTTGTTTTATATAGATAAAATAATCAACATCTTCATAAAAAATTGTTCTTATTTAAATAATTAGTTGGTTACGCCATGATAAACATTTTCGATCTTAACTATTACATAGCTCAGGAACTTGACCAGGAATCATTCATTTATTTATCCAAACTATTCTAACCAAGAAAGAATTATGACAATAAAAAAGTTCACTGAGCATTTTTCAAATGGTTTTTGGCTAAAAGACACTGCCTAAATTATAACCAAATACGAATGCCATTAGATAATCATAATCAGTTGTTCCAACATAAACTAATCAATCGTGTCATTTTAACCATGAATTTAACCCAAAACGCAATCATTACCAGAGCCAATTATTGTCCCAACATAGGATGTTGTTGCCAAAATAAAATCGCCAGTGTAACTGCCCAAAATCGCAATTTAGAAATTTTGAAATGAATTCATACGCTTTGCAAAATTTAAACAACATACACCAAATAGTAACTTTAAATGACATTAAGCGGGGATTTGTGCCAGGACTAACTCCAACCGGAGGCTAAATTTGGCAACACGAAAAGGTCATTTTGAAGTTTTCAAATGGGCAGCTGCCAGTAGACAATCGGCAATATTAAAATTGTCCAGGCTCATGGATTTCCGTTGGGAAAGAGTGTCATAACTGAATCCGCACGCGAAGGACACTGGCATATATTTGAGTGGCGATCCAAAACAAATGTTCATACGACGTTGACAAAGTTGTTGGTTCATCCTGCATACATGGCAAAATTGATATTTTAGAGTGCCTTAAATCAAAAGGTTATGTTTTTGGGAAATTCATGTGGAAATAACGGCCAGATTTGGCTGGGAAATTATGATATGGTTATTGAATCATAATTGTCCGTGGAATCAGACTATTGTTATTCGTTTCACCAAATCCTATGCTGATTTTTGGAATTGATTTTACACCAATCATTATCGTTGGTACATATATTGGAAATTTGTTGTGGAAAATATCTGCCAGAATAAAAATATCATGTTCTAAAAAATTGAATGTTGAAGTGATTATCAGGTCACATAATCTATGATTCACATTACAGAATAATAAAAATGGAACTTCAATCCATTAATGATGCTGAACATTCGATACATATGGCTTCCGCTCATAAGAAAATGGGAAATATTGATTATATGCTCCAACATTTGGAAAAAGCGGCCAATTAAGGTTCGATTGAAGCCATGACTCGCTTGGCCGAATATTACGAGGAAAATGATGATCGTGTTGATCCTGTCAAATATTATGAAATGGCCATTGATCATAATGGTGGTATACCAGCGATTATTAATTTGGCCCTATACTATTCTCGGACTAAAAATTATGTCAAAATGTTTGGATATTATGTGATAGCCCTGGACGAACAAAATAATGAACAAAATATCGACGTTGTACACGAACTGTATCAAATATTAACAACAAATTCTGAGGAAATGAAGATTCAAATTGGCACATATTATTTGGGGACCAGTCACCAAATTACTGAATTATATCGCAAATTTGTTGAAATTCGGGAACAAAATATTGACTCAAAATATAAGCCGGATGGTTTCGAAGACAAATATGGCACTAGTAAATTCCAAGACATTGGCTCGGATCACTTGTCTGTAGCATTTATTAGTCGGTGGCTTGTCGAAAATGAGATCATGGTCATTGATGACAATTTAATTTCGGCCTATGAACTGGCAGCAGAACATGGATGTATCGAAGCCATGTGTCGTCTGGCTGGCTACCATGAGGAAATTGAAGACCATCAAAACGTATTGAAATATTATCACATGGCCATAAATCATAGTTATTATGATGCTATTCTTGATTTGGCAGACTATTATTTCAATACTGATGATACAGATACAGCCATTAAATTATATCGAACTGCTGCCACCGAAGGAGAAGTTCATGTTAAAATAGAAGCTTTAATGACATTGGCAGCTTATTATGAACATGTAGATGCATCACAAGCCATTGAATTTTATCAACAAGCCATTGATTTGAACCATTTGGATGCAGCCCAATTATTTGGGATGGTAATATGAGAAACATGGGAAATACACCGAAATGAAAACATTGTGGAAAAAAGCAGCCAAAAAGGGACATGCCAAATCCGCATATGACTTAGCAGAACATTATAGAATGAATTATGAGCCAACGGAAATGTTGAGATATTATAAAATGGCAGCCGATTTGGGTCATATTGATGCTTCCTATTTTATGGGCAGTTTTTGGGAAACACAAAAGTATCATGATCTAAGAAATTTACAAGATAGTAAATTTGTTGCTGTTTGCGACAATAAAATTATCACTTATTATCAACGAGCTGCCGACCAAAATCATGCCGATGCTTGTTTTTCTTTGGCTGAATTCTATGAGCGAAACCACCAAAAAGAACTGGTTCTAAAATATTATCACGCAGCCGCTTATCAAAATCATACTCAAGCATTACAAAAATTGGGCCAATATTATGACAGCAATGGAGATTATCATCGAATGTTCGAATATTATGCCCTATCCATGAAAAATAACACAGAAATTATCTGGAAAATATCGGAATTTGTTCGTGAACATTCGGATCTTGTTTTTGAATTATTGGTTGAATTGTTGGAAAAAATGATAGATATAGCGAAATAAACAGTATTATAAAATTTAATAAATTCTATCCGAATTGTTCAATTGAAAATGCGATCTTAATTTTATTAACATCG